TGTGATCAGATATGCAACAAGGCAGTACCTTTCCGTCTGATTCGGCATACAAGTGGATCCAAGGCAAAATACAGAAAGTATCTCTCATTTAATTATACCGAACTGCACTGCTGAAAAAACTCTTTATATTCTGGAAAGGTTTCTTCGAAGTTGGTATTTCTTCTTCGGTCGTGCTCGCGAAACCAATTTGCAAAATCTCTTCTTCCCTCTAATACTTTGTAATCCGGATAATGAGTTGTCCTCATGTATTCGACTACTCTCTTAAATTTTTCAAATTCTATTGTTGAATATTTGGTTTTATCATTATTATCGAGATTTTTTTTAATAAATGCTAGATTTTCCTCCATATACGGCATGAAGTCGTCTTTAGGTAAAATGTTAACATCATATTGTAATGGCTCTTTAAGGTAAGGAGTATCAAAGCGTATTCGTTGCCATATCTTTTGGTCTTGGATATTGTATTTTTCTCGCCATTCAATAATTTTTTGAAGTAACGATTGAAAATTTGCCACACTGAGGGCGTTAAATGTAATCATAAAGGTAACGGGTAAATTAGTCTTAGACAGGTACGTGTCTAGATTCTTTTCCCATAGCTTTAAATCTAAGCCGGATCTCAAATATTCTGCTTGTCTACCCCATGTGTCGATTGAAGTAAATACCTTAAAGGTCTTAATACATTTTTTCTCTATTAAGTTGTTAACTTTATCTGCGAGACGATCTACTAAGATGGTTTTTATTCCTAAATTAGTGTTAATATTAATTTCTAAATGCGGCTGTGGAGTTTTTTCTAATTCGTCAAGCAATCTCCAGGTGCTTTGCTGAAGTAGAGGCTCTCCTCCTGTTATTCTCAGAATGGTTAGGGTTTGAATTAGTTCAGGCCACCAATCCCAAAATGCTTTTACGTAAGGATTATCTTCTTCTCGATATACATTAAACCAATCTATATCATTTCTATGGTTTTTTACCATATCATACGGGCCAAAATCTTGAATTTCTTTATAATAACTACTAGAATGCTTAGGATGGCAATATCCGCATTTAAAATTACACTCGTTTCCGAAACTAATTTCAACATATTCAGGATTAACGTTCTGATTCCAAGAACCCTTTGTAATTTGTTCGTATCTTTCCTTGGTATATATGCTTGCATTTCTTTCATGCCTGTCGGATATGTAATCTTGTCCGAGGTCTTCGATGTTCCAGCAATATTGACAACCCGTTGGACGCTCTCCTTGCAGCATTTCTGCTCTTTCTAGTTTTTTATGCGGAGTGTTATGCAAGGCGCTGGGGTTGTGTTTTAGTTCGTCTAGAGGAATAGCATGCGGTGCAGGGTGATAACAACTATGAGTTTCGCCACTTTGCAAATAGAGTGTAGTGTGATGCCACTTGGCTAAGCAAAACGTCGGGCTAACGGCGTCCATTACCGGGGATATCTGTTGTATTTTTTCAGTTTTATCCATAATTTTTTTTAAACTCGGTTTTTAACCAATCAAAGTCGTTTATTAGAGCAAGATTTTGACTATTATTTTTATGTTTTTCGCCGTATCTTCTACCTTCAATTGCTCCTTTGATTGTATCCGTACCGAACGGTTTATTTGCTCCAACGTTACACCACGTGTCTAGCCGTTGTATTGTTTCTGTTTGATTTTGTCTACTAATAATGTTGCTTGATAATTTAACACATTCTCTAAACCCCGATTTCCAAGCACTAAACGGATCGGTGTTAAACATTGTTTTATTCGATATTGTATCTATATAGCTAAATTTGCCGCTGATCGCCGTTGTCATGTCTGGACTATCTGGATCAATATCTAAAGTTTGTTTTGTTGGCAGTAGCTTAACCCCGCCATAGCCGTAAATTAGTTCGTTAACAGGGTTTTGACTAGCCCAGACATAGACAGTATCTTGTTCGAACTCATTTATATTATGGTTGAAGTAAAAGCTGTCTTCGATCTCAGCATCCCCGTCAACAACATAAAACATGCCACTGTTTACAAGGCGAGCAGCTTGAATATGAGCATTGTGGATTCCTTTAACTCCGTGAATTCTATGTGCATCTGGAACTTTTTCTGTCAATAATCGAAAGTTTTTTTCTGCATTTGTTTCGTTATAGCTTATAAAAACAACCTCAAAGGAGTTATCTTGTTTAACAGGATCACTTGCCTTGATGTTTACTTCCTTCCTGTTAATAAAAAACTTATGTTTAAACTCTACATTACTAGGATTGAGATCTTTAGGGAATAAACAAACACCGTTAAATGTGTTACCGTTTTTAAAAATATGAACAAACATATTGTCGTATTGGTCGGCACGATAAGAGTTTAAATCAAATTTATAGTTAAATTGTATCTTATCCCATACAACCCAAAACATTTTTGTAAAAGACTTTGATTTTAATTGATCAAAATCTGAATTAGAAGGCATTCGATGGGCTCTCGGATAATGAGATTTGAATTTATTCCATTCGTTATTATTTTCGCCTAAAAATATAATATCGTAATTCATGATAGATAATATGTCTTACAGAGATTAATGGTTTCGTTGTACACATCTAAACAGTATTCGCTCATACTACTATCCAAATAAGGTAAATTTAACCCCAAACGTAATCTAATCTCCTGGCCTAATTTTTTTATTGTATCATTAACTTCTAATGCTGTTAATCTCGATACTTTTTCTTCATAAATTTGCGATAATTTTTCAAAATCTCTAACATCTATGTGATTCCATTCGGTGCAGTATGTCATGTACACTCCCATCCTTGCACCTAGAACAGCAAATTCGCCGTTTTGTACATGCATCCCAACTGTGCACCACTGTCTTAGCCTATGTATGTTGTGCCACCACACCTGTTCCTTAATTTTTTCTGGATCTACCGTCTCACCATCGGCTAAAGTCATTTTTACACCTTCTCTAAAACCAGCTCTCCATGCTTGAAACGGCGTTGTGTTAATAATTGTGTCGCTAAAAACTTGAGGAAAGGCTCTATAACCGTTTTCCCAACAAAAATCAACCTCTGCACGTTTGCTTTCTGCAGCTTCGTGTGTTTTCATACCCAAGATAAAATCTTTTTTCCACAGTTTTAGTCCACCGTTGCCGTATCTTAATCCGTTAATATTGTTTTGGCCGCACCAGCTGTATACTTCTATGTTGTTATCTGACATATCAAGGTTGACATTAAAAAAATCTGTACGTATAACATTATCCGCATCAACGGTTAGGACCCAGTTAGTTTCGCTTAATTCCGCTGCAGCTTTGTGGGCAGCGTCTGATCCCTTAACTCCGTGTATTCTTTTGGTCCAAGGTACTTTATCGCAGAGGTCTGCGAAGTTTTCTTCCGCATTGGGCTCATCATAACTGATAAAAACTATATCAAATTCAAGAGGTTTCATACAAAATCCATTACATATTTCTTAAAAAGTCTTCTAGTATATAAGCTGATATTGTTATGCGGGGAATTTATTTGGAATTCTAAATCTCCGTTTGCAAGATCAGTTATATTGAATGAAAATTTATCATAGATAACATTAGGGTCATTATATTCGGTAACTATAAAGTCCATTTCGGTATCGCCAGACCAGTGGATTTTTCTAGGCTTAGGGGTGCCAGTCGAGTCAAGATCAACGAAGTTTCCGCCCCACTGCCTTCCCAATTGTATCACCACAGTGCCAGCTTTGGAATTATAAGATGCAAAAACATCTGCGTCTTTGTATTCGCACCATTTTTTAAACGGAATTCTGTGTAGTATATCGTCAATTTTAGTTAAACTTTGTGTTTCTACTACGTCAACGCTTCCGCTATCAATATCTAAATAACAATTGTGTATTTTAATTTCGCCATTTAGGATTTTTTCTGCTAGGTCTTCATCTAGATCGATAATATTGATGTCGTCTGTGAATGAAACAGCAGGGCCAACCTTTATAATCTTGAAGCTATCCGAGTCAAATCGAGCTTTATATTGTATTTTTTCCGCCTGGGTTGCGGCAACCTCTTCTAATAGGTCTACTTCTGCCATGCTTTGTGCTCCAAAATACTAACTATTTCTCTAGTCATTAAATCTTTCTCAACATAGTGCACAATGTCGTTCTGCTGATAATTACCAATTTTTAAATTTGCATCTTTATCAACGTAAAATCCTACATGATTTGTAGACTTGTTTGCTGGCCAGGGCCAATTTTGTACCATAGGTTTAAAATGCACCACTTTAGGAAATGCTAGATTATAAGAAATGCTGTCTTCAATGCCTAAAATTTTTGCTGATAGTGCAAATGCTTCATCGGTTCCTATAATTTTTGGCTTGTGCTTACTTAGGAATATATTAGAATACGATTTACTATTTTGTAAAATTTCTCTCTGCAGGTCGAAAAAAACTTTGGTAGATTTTGTCAGTCGGAAAAAAGTAAAAAAGCTGTATAAATTAGGCAAATGGTTTGCTGTGAATGTTTTTCGATAATAGTCGTCTATAATCTGCTCGCCTCTATAAGTATAAGCACATGAAGGAATATATAATTCACAGTTATCTAAAAAATAGTCGATCCAGTGACTATAATCTCTTAAAAAGATCATATCAGCATCAAGACACACTGTTGCTTCCCACGGTGTGTATAGATCCATATTTGATCTTCCGTCCCAGCCAGCTGGCAGGCTTTCAACGATAATCTCGTCAAAAACCCACGAACTTTCTATATTGTCTAATAGCAACATGTCTTCTAAAACAAGTGCTACCTTGTCGTATCCGTGCTTTTGGGTGGTTTTTATACTCAAGGCAAGCGCATATGCGAGATTGATGTAATCCACATCATTGTGCTGTTTGCAAACTATTAAATATCCAAAATTCATATGCTGTCTAACAGTGCCTTATAATTTCTTGTTATGCTCTTTTTATTCATTATATGAACATCTCTGTTTGCTACGGAAGTTGCATAATATTTGCCGCAAAGATCTTTGTCAACAAGAAAGCACAGAGATCTATCATTTACTTGCGCTAAACAGTCTTTGTCTAGTGTTGTAAGTATTTCTGGCAGGTAGTAATCGTTTGATTTTTCAAACCCGTCTACAATATGTTTTGCAACACTAAAAGCAATATCGTTTCGATACTGCAACGGATCAAATCTATACAAACTAGAAAACATATTGTAGTTTTTCTTAATATTTCCAACTAGATCGAATATTAACTTAGATTGAGAATCTTTTTTAAACATTATAGTTGTAGCCCACAGCATTCTCGGACCCGTAGAAGAAACATATCTATCCATATACTGCATTCGATCTTCTAGATTGATATCTAATGCTGCACTGCTAATTAAAAAGGATTGGTCGACATTCCAATAATTGTTAAGCATGTTTGATTGAATAAGAAAATCACAATCAATCAGCAATGTCTCGTTGTATGGCGTTAAATGCCAAGCACTTGCTCTATTTTGATTTGTAAATAGAACATTATGAGATGATTGCATGTCTTGTAATTTTCTAGTATTGTTTGCCTCAGGTCTTTGATCTGTAATAATAGTATCGAATATCGACTGTGCTGTTTCGTATATGTCGGAGAGTTGCATCCATTCTAACGTGGATTTGTCG